ACTCGCGGTAGATAATCTACCTGCTGGTAACCGTTAGGTAGATTATCTACCGCGAGTAGATCGGATAGCGTAGCGTCCGCGGTAAGTACCGTATAGATATCCGGTTCGATTACTCCAGGGTCAAATAACATATTTTCTTTCCTTACTTCAGTAAAGCTTTAATCCGGTTTATCATCTCCGGAGCTTCCTTCTGGAGAGCTGGTAGGAGGAAGGGACGCTTAGGTATCCGCTTCCCTTTCTTGGAATACCATCCCAGCTCCAGGGGGATAGAGTACTTCGCGCTACTAAATACTATCCCGCTGTACTTTGTAACCATCCTGGAATAGATATGGTTTTTAAGGAAACCTGTATCACTATTCGGAGGAGTACCTGGGGGAGAGGACCAGTGGATACGCTTCCTCTTTTTACCTCTAGTGTATGGTTTGTATTTTCCGGAGCTTTCCGCGATACTTCTCTTAGCGGTAGCTTCTACGTTCGCTACCGTCATTCCAACGATAGCCGATATCTTATGTAGGTTTCGGATATACGCTGGGATTAGATTACTCTTTACCTCTACGGAAGCTTTATTCACAGGGAAAGGATATCCGTATACAGCGGACCGAATCTCCGGATAGTAGTCCCTACAGTAAAGCTAACCGATAACCGGATTACTCCAGCGGTAGGATACGCGGCAGGAGGAAGGATAGAGATTACTCCCTCCGCTGGATACTGTTTAGTAATTGTAGCTGTACCGGACGGGAAGGTATACGCCGATCCGGTTAGCGCGTTAATGTAGCTAACCGCGAGAGTACCTGTAGTAACGTCTACGGAGGTCCCGTTCTCGTCTACCAGGCGCATTATAAGCGCGCTCCTATCTCCGACCCAGAGTACATCCGTCTCCTGCATAGAGAGCTTAGGGTCCTCCGAGAGAGCGTAGATTTTAGACATTAGTTACTCCTGACATAGAGACGTAAACCGCCATAGATGGACGTATCCGTAGCTCCACTGGACCTAGTAACCGTTACGTAGTAAGTACCTGGGGTAGCGGTTACCGCCGATGTTAGCGTAAAGGTTACGAAACCTGCATCCGCGTACGAAGCTGTACCCGTATACGTAGCGACCAGGGTCCCGGATGTAGTGTAGATTTTAACCGATAGGGTCGCTCCCGTAACGGGTATCCCAGTACCGTTAGCGTCTACCAGCTGGAGTACTACAGGGAGAGAAGCTCCGGTTAGGATATCTACATTAATCTCCTGCTTAGTCTGATCGGCTACTACAGAGTACGGACCCATACGGAGAGTGGTAGCTGGACTGGTAGGAGATAGCAAATCCGCGGAGATGTAATCCGTACCGTTATGGAGTAACGCTCCCTTAAGCTCTACCGCTGCATCCGTGTCATTTACGATCGCGTGTACGTCCGCGTCTACGCGGTTTATACCTCCGCTTGAATGCAGTGTAACTAAACCTTTTTTAGACTGTTGATCCGCGCGGAGGATATTCCATCCGAATGTACCGTGCGTTGTCTGATTACTTGTAGACTCGCCCCATACTTGATCCGGTATATTACCTACCAGGGTACGCGTAGCATTAACCACGCCGCCGAAATCCGTCTCTGCAAGATAACCAGCGACCGAAGCTCCCCATACCGCGGATGCGGTTTGTCCGGACGTTAGTCCTCCGCTGGATAGCTTGACGGTTATAACCGCGCCATTAGTCCCGGAAGCTCCGCGGACTACCAGGGTAACATCGTCCGCTCCAGCGGCTAGAGCTGCATCCGGGATATCTACTCTGTAGACTCCAGGCATATTAACCGCGTCTACTTCCGCGAAACCTCCGGATATCCAAGCTTGTCCTATCGTGCGCGCTACCAGGGGGATGTCTACGGATGCGGTCCTGGTCCGGTTATAGCGCGCGGATAGACCAGCGGTAGAAGCTGTAAGCCCAGTAGCTCCCAGGTAAACCTCTATACTCTGGGACGTGGAACCTGGAGCTATGGTAATCGTAGACGCGTTCCGCTCTGTTGGGTTGTATGTCGGGTTAATAGTACTCAACAATTTGTATGTTGATGCTCCAGCATCCGGAGATGTACCCGACCACGGGAATCCGTAGATATCTGTTGTCGGCGCACCACTAGCAGTACCAAACGATGTATTTGCACCACCTAATTGCGTTGCGTGTATAGCCGTTGTATTTAAACCATTGATTAAGGAATAACCGTCTTCTATGCCAGCATCATAACTACTAGACGATGTTACAGACGTTGCTACTTGAAACATTGAACTATTCATCAGTCGATTATATTCCTGCACAATATGTCCAGTAACTGATGAGTTCATTGCACTATTTATTCCAACAAATAAACAGTTTCTCACGTACGTTGGGTATGTCAAAGACCCAGATGCACTCTGTATCGCTGTAACTGGATGATTTATAAATGTGCAGTTAAAAACGGATACAGACACACTTACCAAGTACAACAAAGCACCTAATGTCCCAGAGTAAAAGAAACAGTTTTTTACAGTTGTTGCATCGGAAACATTGTTTCCATAAAGTCCAACCATTGGAGTACCAGAATAGTTAACCTGCCCACCACCCATTACACATCTATCGAATGTCGCATTTAGTGCTAATGAAGCAGGGGCGCTCATATTTATTAAAGGCGCACCATATCCAGTCTGACGGAATGTGCATTTTGTAAAACTATTGTTCTGCCCTAAAAGCAAATCTACACATCTTGCAAGAGTTGAATTACTAGTGTTTTCAAATGCAATGCCAGAGAATGCTAGATTTGATTTAGCCGACCCATTAACTAAGACTCCACTAAAGACAGACGCTCCACTGGAAGCGACATTTGTAATAAATACCTTTCCAGCAGTCAAACCACTAAACTGTGTACATAGCGGGTCACCTATTATATTTGTAGCGGATGAATAAGTACCGCCAATTACAATCTGTGCAGCATAACGCCCCGGTGCAATATAGACGGTATCCCCACCGGTTATACCAGTGGCTCCTAATGCCTTAACTATTGTTGCCCACGCTTGTGCTGTGCTTGAACCAGTACCAGCATTACCATCATTGCCATCAGGACGAACATAATAGGTTGCCATTAGATAGCATCTCCATATGCAATTTGCCGCGCCATAATCGAACTAAATTGATTTACGTACGCTAACTGAAAATCTACTGTTTGTTGATTCCACCAGGTAAATACGCTGGTCCCATCAGGTCCGAAAGTACCCAGTAGGATATTGTTTTCGTCGTAGATATCACCCTTTATAATCCAGTCTCCGGGGACATCTGGATTCGGTGTACATGAATAGTTTTGTACGTTCATTTCCCGACCTTCCGGTTTGCGATAGCTACCAGGGTAAGGTCCCGGAGCTTCTCTAGATCGGATGTAGAGAGGAAGTGGAGATTCTCCGCGATTTGACCTAAGAGTAAAGCTTCCCCGAAAGGAATCTTTACTTCTGGGATATTAGCTTTAATCTTTAGAAACTTACTAAACCAGGACATTTACTCTTCTCCTTGTATATCTAGCTTAACCGGTCTATCTAATCCAGGTTTACCGTCTACGCCGATCCAGTCCGCGACAAGCTCCACTCCACGTAGACCCAGGACTCCGAGGAGAAAGGAGAAACCCAGGAGGTAGTTAGGATCGGTTTGCCCCAGAGCTTTACCCAGGATAGGCGTTAGGTAGGTCGCGCTAGCTGTACCAGCGAGTACAGAGGACGCGTTAGTAATTAACCCTCTAAACGGACGCTGACGTAGAACCATAATTACAGCTCCAATAAAACCAGCTATAAGCTGCTGGTAGTTAATGCTCGCTTGTGGAGTCTCCATTAGAAATCGTTTCCTTCTACCGATTCGACCAGGGATATATGCTGGACGAGGAGCGCGGTTTTACCGAAGTCCGTACCGATAACATCCCAGTATCTAGAAGTGTCTCCCTGGATGCGGATTCGATCCTGGGACATTACATCCGCGTTTCTGGACGCTACGAGAGTCCACGCTCCGGACATAGTAAAACCGTTAGATCGGATATTCTCGGAGTCTCCGGTATTAATCATCCGTCCTTTAATCGACGCTATCTTAGCCCAGGAGAGGTTAGTCCCCCCAGCTCCATCCGCTGTAGTAACGTAGCGGAATACGTCTACCAGGGACGTACAGAGCATACGCTCCATACCAGCTCCCAGGATGTTTACGAGAGCTGCATCCATTATGTGATTACCTCAAATGGACGGTACTTCTCCGCCATCGTTAGAAATTGGGACTGGAGTAAAGAGAGCTTTACGTTAGATGTATCGTCGGAAGCGTCTACCTGGTTAGCGAGGATACCAGCTTTATAAATCCAGAGAGCGCGTACCGCGGATCGCGTATCGTACTGGTCCGGAGAGATTAGTCCGTAGTCCTGCCATATGAGAGCTGTACCGTCATTAATCCGATAGCTTTTATAGAGGACGTAAACCGGGAACCCTGGTTCGGTCGCGGAGCTGGTCCCAGCTACCACGGCTTTATATATGCGTCCGTTAGGGACGGTAGGTACGATGTAGTCCCCTACAGCATAAGCGGTATTAGCGGTCCAGGTGGAGTACCTCCGGTTAGCGTCCACGAAAGTACCTACCGTAGATACGTCTAGCTCCGGATACGAGTTGGTTTGGGCGTGGAGCGTAACATACGCTAAAGCCTCATCTCTGGTAATCGCCATAAAGGATTATGACATAATCCCCCTATCCCCCTCTATTACCTCTGCGTGTATCTACTTGACACGTTATATACGTATCGTATATATTGTGTATGTTCGATTACGTTAGAGGAGAGTACTAGACATGGTTAGATTTTTATGTGAGGTATGCGGAGTAACCAGCTACCGCTTAATAGAGCTGGACCAGGAGAATACGGATAACCTCCGCGCTGTAGTAACCCAGTATATGCACGAAAATGGAATGACCTTCGATATCCTCTCCGAGGGAGCGGACTATTACGGAGTAGATATGCTTACGATAGCGGACGAGGACGGACGAGTATCGACCTATTACCTCGATACGGACCATGGAGTAGTCTCCTAATGGACGGATTAACTCTAACGGACTTTATCCGTACGTATGTTCCCGTAGCTAGCCGGGAGGAATACGCTAACCTTGACCCGTTCGAATTTAAGGAGGACGAGATAACGATGGACTACTACTTCCGGGAGAATATTCCCCATAGTGTAGACGTTAAGTATCTCTGGACCTGTAGCTCCGCGGACGGGTTAATCTACCCAGGAGTCCGCTATGTAGATTCTCTCTGTTATTACGTTAGCTCCGTCCCGTGGACTAGTGGAGCCTAATTTAGATTTCAGACTCCATAAAAGATAAAACCTCCCAGGTATCCTGGGAGGTTTCTTCTCGTCTGGATCGGTACGTTTCCGTAGGTGGCAAATCCAGGACATTGACTACCCTATTAGGTAGCTTGTGTAGCCATAACGATAAGCGAACCTGGTACGCGCAGGGAAGCTGTAGCGTTAACATTACCCAAGTCGAACGCCTTAAAAGCGAAACGCTCTGTAGCTTTATAGAGGTACTGGTCCTCGATAAATCCACGGTCCGTAGACATCTCGATGGTAATCCCGCGCCGATCGCCGAAAGCTGTACCCTGTGCCAAATCTCCGAAGATAAGTACAGGAGTAGTAGCTGTAGACATAGCGCGCGGCATAACCTGGGAGAATACTACGCGATATCCATAAAGCGTAGGATTAGGTCCGTAAGCCTGTTGGATATCCATAATGCTGTTCCCGGAGAGAGCATCCAGGAGAGGAGCGATACAGTCATACCAAAATTGCTTATGACACAACCATACAGGATCGATACCTGGGTACTCTGGGAGCTTCGCGGACATCGTACGGATGTTAGCGAGTGTCGGCTTATTAGCTGCTACCGATCCAGTATCCGCGAGGACCAGGGATGCGATATTAGCTTTAGTAGCGTTCAAGCCGTATACAGCCTGGAGTACTCCGGTAATACTTCCATAAGTATTTGTACCGTCTCCATTAATACAGTCTACGTCCTCCTGCTGGGCTAGCTTGACTGCAAAGTCTCGCGCTGCCATAGAAGCATAATCGATAATGGTATCTTCCGAAAGCTCTCGCGAAACCGGGTTAAGGGCTGCAAGTTTAACGGTTTGGAGGAGTACCTGGTCGAATGTGAAATCAGACGTAGTAATCGCTGTATTTTCCCCGACATGGTAGACGGTAGACGATCCGGTTTGATTAGGGACCAGGAGCGTATCGGATGTCATAGGGTAGACGCGCGAAAGGGAGCGGACTACACCGAAACGCTCGCGGAGATAGATAAGGTCCGGAGACGTGATAACAGGGACGGTGTATCCGCCCGCGCTTTCTGTAGTCTCGTTGTTAGCCTTGATATGTCCGTTATCCTTCAACCAGGATGCGGCTTTACGGTTACCAGCGATAGCCTGGAGGTAACGTCCGAAAGTGTAAGCCTTATAGTTAGCTTCCGAAGTACCTCCGGAGAATACGCTAGTAGTCTTAACGCTTCCATATTCGTTCCACGGTTCGGAAGCTTTAACTTCCTTCGCTACGGGATGCATTTCGCCCATACGCTTAACCGCTTCGATCCGCTCCTCTACAGCGTCTACATCCGACATGATGCGCTTAATCTCTGCGTTATTCTCGGAGAGGTTATCGCTCTTAGCTGCTAGCTCGCGCGCGGTAGCGATAAGAGTATTCTTACGCTCGCGGAGTCCTTCAATAGTCATATTTCTTAAGCTCCAAATGTAATAGGAGGGACTCCCGGAGGAGTACTTCCTGGTCTACGATACAGGACTTAACTTTACTAGAGTCCGCTTCCTCTACTTCTCCATCCCGGAGAAGCTTGTAGAAGGAAGGAGCTAGTCGTTTAGCGTTATTCCTGGATAGTCCGAATACGTCCCGTATTCTTCGCTCTGTACTTCGGAGGGAATCTGGAGTACTAAAGATAGCTTTAGTCTCCCCTCCGGACTTTACTACACTCCCTATAAAGTCCTTCGCGGTACTCGCGAAAGCATCTACCAGGGACGTTAGATACGGAAGCTTGTCGCTGGATGTAAGCTCCATAGCTCCGTAGATACCCGCGCATAGAGCTTCGTAGATGCTCTCCATACCTTCGTGTACCAGGTCGGACTCTACCTCCGCGAATACTTCGCGCGCGTATTCTTCCGGAGTCTGATCCACTGGAGATACCATCCCCATCTCCATATCCATATTTTCCATGTAGTCCATATCCTTTACGGACTTAACCTGGTTACGGTACTCCGCAGGAGTAGGAGTAACGGACGCTTCCGCGATAGTCCAGCGGATAATCTCGTTAGCTTTACCCATCGATTTACGCTCTACCATATGGGAAGCGGCTCCAGAGGAGAAACCCAGCTTTCCTAGCTTCGCCATACGCGCGATACCGGTAGTGTATTCGTCCGCCATATCGATTTGAGCTTGATACCAGATACCGATATCGTCCGCTTTCGCGTACCCTGTACCGATAGATCGCTTACCTACCTTACGGTCCATACCGTGATTCCAGTAGAGGTTAATCGGTACTTCCTCCCCTACAGGGAAACCGTAATCCGTAGATTTCGTAAAGTAATCTCCCTCCAGGTCGGTTACTTCCGGACTACCAAATCGCACCAGGTAACCGCTAACGGTTCCCAGCTTGTCGCTTTTAATCGCGTCCCCAGAGAAAGCTACGATATCCATACAGGAGTATTCCATATTTAACCTCTAGACTAAAGCGTCCGGAGGTACATCGGAGTACACGTCCGGAAGCTCTCCCCAGGATACAGTCCCTAGGTTATTAGCTTCGAAGGAGGACGCGAGAGACGGGAGAAGCTGCCCAGCATAGATAAAGCTACCAGGGTAGAAGTAAGTAAACTCCTCTATGGGAACCTTACGGAAGAAATCCCCCAGGGTCCCGGTAATCTCGTATTCTCCGTTACCCTTATCTATCAGGTCCCCAGTACCGTAGCGTAAAGAGACTATACTAGCGATTCTCATAACATATGCTCCAGGATATGCTTTAGCGTTTCGGGGTCCTGCTTATAAAGCTGGAACGGATCGCGGACCATATACTCCAGTCCCATAGATGGAATCTCCGCTCCCTCTCCATCCGAATGTCCGTAGATACGTCCTACGTAACGATCGAAGAATCTATCTTTCTTATAGTTGAAACCGGAGGAGCTGTATGGTCCTTCGTGGAGGATAGCTTCTCCCGCGGTTCGCGTATCGAAAGCTTTATTTCTCGCTTCTATACTCCCTGGTAGATGAAAATCCAGGAAGTGTCCGTATTCGTGCGTTAAGGTACTGAACCATCTAGTGGTAGTTTTAGAGAAAATATCGGAGATGGACTGGATACGTTTCCAGTCCGGAGCTTTTCCTATCTCGGTAGTTTTATCTATGCGGATAGTCCTGGTCGCGGACTGGTAATAAGCTCTACTTCCTCCACGTTCCACGTTTACCTCCAGCTTTACTGGACGCTTCTCTACTATCTGGTTTATAAGGTTTAGAATACGTTCTACTTCCTTACGGTTCTCTTTAGCATTTACCGTTACTTCGGATGGAGTGTCCGCTAGGAGTAGTTGGAAATACTGGTCCTTAGCTTCTCTAACGCCTTTATCCCAGTCGCTACGCGCGTCCCTGTAATCTGCCCAGCTGCTATATTTTGTTATGTCATAGGTCGGCATCTCTCCCAGGGTAGGGATAGTCCGCTCGATGAAGTCCGTTATAGCTTTAACGTCTAGTACGTATCTATCTCCGTTCCATACGCGGTTAGGGTTACGCACCGATCTATCACCGATAACCGGACCTACCGGTAGAGGAGCTGGTAGAGGTTTCGTTACCTTCGGAGCTGGAGTAAACTTCGGAGCTGTAGGAGCTGGAGCTGGGGAAGGAGTAACCGGAGCTGGTCCCGCGCTTCCTGGGGGAGGAGGAATAACCAGCTTTTTGTCCGCTGGTATCTTCCCCTTACCTATCCGGGAGAGCGGTAGTACCTGGGTAGTAGGTCCCCAGGTTTTATTACCTACCACGTTAACCATTTTCTCCAGAGGTACTCCCTGCTGGTAGAGAGCGTACCTGGATGGTCCCATTACCTGGAGCTTCTCCCCTTCGGACATTCCGGAGAGGAGAGCTTCCGGACCGATAGCTGGGAAGTTTAATCCTGGGTCGGTAGACTCTCCCAGGATGTACTCTGCGGATAATGTGATCGGCAACATAACGCATCTACAGTTCGGATGCGATGGCATTATCTCGGAGGTCGGATACTTTTTGCCGGAGAGAGCTAAACAAGCTAAACAGGTCCTACCGTCCTGGGTCGCTTGACGCTGGTAACCTACTACCGCGGGATTACTCTCGTATAAGTATTTCTGCCCTTCGCGCGCCGATCTAATCATCTCCGTACGCGCGATAGTTTCCAGTCTAGACCTGGATACGTTGATGTCGGTTTGAGCGGACTGGATTACCTTCTCTAGGTCCCGCGCTGCTTGTCGCGGATTGTTTCCGCTAACGATAGCGGTAGCTAACGTATTACGAAACCTCTCGGAAGTATCCAGAGCTAAACCGGAGATAAGCTTACCCAGCGGACTATCCGGAGAGGATGAACCTATAAAGCTGGTTAGAGCTTCCTGGGGTATCCGGTTAAACGTAGCGGTAGCTGTAATCTCCTTCGGGAGGAGTGGATCGGTAGAAGCTATAAGCTTCCCTGTATTCCTATCTACCGCGTTAACGGAGCTTTCTTGTCCGTCTAGGATGTACTGTACAGCTTGTTCGTTAACGGTATTAACCCGAAGCTCCAGCTCCTTTATCATCTCCCTGGTACGGTCCATCATAGCGGAGAGCGTATTAAAGTTTAGTCCTCGCGCTTCGTAATCTTTAGCGCGCGCCTCCATACCAGATAGCTCCTCCTCTAGGGAGGATATGGACCTGGTGTAAGCGTCTCGGATTTCGTTTACCGCTTTATCCTCCTCTTTTAGGAGAGACGTACGAAACCGCTGGGAGTAATCGTATACGGACTCCATCCTCTTAGTAACGAGAGAGTCCGTAGCTTTAACGCGGAGGTATGGTTTACCGTAGTACATTATTCGTCCGGGGTAAAGTCCGAACCGTACGTATAGTCCTCTGGATATACAGGGATACTCTTCCTATCCTGCATAATCTTTTCCCGCATCCGTTTAGACCAGGCGTAACCTGCATCTCCTCCCCAGAGGTTCCACGCTACGCGACCAGGGGAAGGATAACCTTCCGATCCGCGCGCGAATCCAGGAGCTTCCTTATCCACTTCGTGTCTGGAGAAGAAAGCGAACATACGGAGGATAACGTCCTCGGAGAGTACATCCCCGTTTACTATCTGGTTAGCGCGCGTAATGCCGATCCGCGTACCTCCGCGCTTCCCGTCCTTTTTCCATTCCAGAGCTTGACGCGCCGCGGTTACCATGTCGCTATTAGGACGGTACTTAACGGAGACGCTTCCGTCCTCCATTACCTCGATACTCTTAGTGGTATCGTCCCGGAGCGTTACAGGTTCGGCTCCCGTATGCGGGATGTTTAGTCCCAGGAAGCGCGCGGTAGCTGCTGGGTCGAAACCAGCTCTAACCAGGACTCCAGCGATATTAGCCTTATCGTTTAGATCGGCTACGCTTTCCCCTTGTTGAGCTTCTACCTTAGACGGGAGAGAAGGATGGAGAGTAACCTCGTCCTGGTCGGAAGCTTCTAGACCTACTAAACGCTTCGCTTCCGCTAGACTACAGATACCAGCTTTATAGAGTCTCTCCGCGCGGACGGATAACGCGTCGATATCATCGGAGAGAGCGCGGACTCCGGAGAGGTTAAAGGAGACCTTGTCTCCATCCTGGGTATCGATGAAGTCCGGAAGGAGAGAAACCGATAGAGTCTCCTCTAGAGCGCGGAGGAGAGGGACCATCCCGTCCTGCCATGCTGCCTCCTGCGCGGCTTCATAATTACTGTAGGTACTCCGCTCTAATCCGGATCCTAATCCCAGGACCATAGGGTTTAGTCCCAGCGCGCTACAGATACGCTCCTCCGGTACTCTCCGCAGAGAGTCCAGAGCTAGCTCCGAAGGGGATAGGGAGACGCGTTCCATTTTGTATGGACCCGTCATAACCACGATTCCTCCCGCTCCATCTCCGGTGAGGTCCTCGCGTAAACGGGACTTAATAATCTCCGCATCCTCGCGCGAGATATCTACTACCTGGTCCTTCGAATCCGGACCGACCAGGAGGGACGGCATAGCTCCATTTACCAGGAGTCCATACGCCGCGGTACTCGCTTCATTGTCCGCCGCTATCTCGCGGAGTACAGACATAACCGGAGAGCGTCCGATCCGCAAATCGTCCGGATCGCGTCCGTATCTCATATGGATTAGGTCCTCTACGGAGATGGAATACTGGACTCCATCCTTCGTATAGACGTAATGGGTAATCGGGTTACTACCATCTCCAACCGGTCGGACCATATCCTGGGGGAGGTACTGGAGGTAGATAGGCTCTCCTACCCTGGACGGTCTAATCTTACGGATATACGCGTTACCAAAAAGCTTATAGTCCTGCAAAATCCAGCCCCAAAATACAGAGGAGGTAATACCTGGAGACGGCTCCCGTAGGAGCTTAATCGCTGGATGGTCTACGATTACCTCTACCTGGTTACTATCTACCGCGCGGACTACCTGGGGGATAGCTTGTGGAAAGTTTCGGATGTACCAGTCGATACCTACAGCTACTACGGAGTTAAGTCCCAGGTCCCCAGCTACCGCGGACCAGTCCCTGTAGCTCCCAGGAAGTATCCTCCGGAGCGCGCTTATAAGCTGCCCGTTATATCCTCCCGCGAACCGCGTATCCCTTGACTGGTTAAACGGGAGCGGTACTGGAGCGGAGGGATTAGCGGTAGCTTTACGAAAGCCCCGGAACATATCTTTAATACCCATATCTTATTATTCCCTATACCGCGGTCCATCCTCTACGCGTCTCTAGGACGTTATAGGCATAGGAGAGCGCGTCTACTCCATCGTCGTGTCTCCCGATCGGAAAGCTTAGAAGTTCGTCGGTAAACCATCCTGGGAGGTTCGGACTATGGATTACCAGTCCCTGCTCGTAGCGCGCCTCTAACGGCAGGAAGCGGGAAACCTTATCCTTGTCCGGACGTAGTCCGCGTACCGGAAGCTTCGTAGTCCGGAGAAGCTCCTGGATTACGCTAGCCTGGTACTGCACATTCTCGATACCGATTATCTTAGGAGTCCATACGGAAGCTACAGCTTTAATATGATCTAGTACCTGGTTAAAAGGAGCGCGTATCCTCTGCGCGTCCAGGATGTAGATACTCCCGTCCGGGAGACGGGTAAGGACTACGGTAGCGGTATAGTCCGCTTCGGCTTTCTGGGAGATAGCTAGGTCCACTCCCATATACGTATCTCCATACTCGGAGATATGCGCGGTACGTAACCAGTCCCTGGATACGCGCGCTCCTGCTGTATCTACAAATTCAGCTAGAAACTCCTGCCGATACGCGATACTGGGGAGAGCTTTACTAGCAGCTTCTACCTCTGACGGATCGATAAAAGGATTATCCGTAGTAGGTAGACGGAAGGATATCCACTCCTCGTCCTCCTTCTCCATATCGTAGAGGAGCGAGAAATAATTTCTTCCCTTCGGGGTAGAGAGGAAGAAAGCGTCCCCCAGGTAATCCGTTAAGGTCGGGCGGATAGCTTCCGTCCACGCTTCCTCTAGATGCCGTGCCATTGCCGCTTCATCAATGATTACGCGTCCATACTTGCGTCCGCGCGCTACCGTGGTCGGATCGTCTAGCGTCCAATAATCGATACTCCCTCCGGTTACTAGCTCTATCCTGGGGTACGGAGTAGCTACGGATCGCGTTATTAGAGGAGCGTAGATACGTTTATGGTCCCTATAAGCTTCCTCCAATAAGCGATATGTAGGAGCGAACCATCCCACCGGTAGACGCTTGATTACAGCGACATCCGCTATCAGGTTCCCCCCCAGGGTAGTTTTACCGAAACGTCTCCCGCAGGAGAGAACGTTAAACCTCCGCGCCTTATCTAGGATTACTTTTTGTCCGCTATGGGGACGCGGGAGTACTAGCTCCGTACGCGCCATTAATCGACATCCGCATAACGGATAACTATCTCCAGAGGACTACCATCCGCTCCTACAGTTTCGGTACGGAGGGACCATTCCGCCTTACGTCTACGCTCTAGCCACCACGCCGCCGCCTGCCATACTCCGGAGTCCATAGCGGTTCTAACTACATCTACCGCGTGGAAAGCTGCTTTACCTTCCGCCTTTTCTATAGAGTCCAGAAATTCCGGATAGCGTTTCCTCCACTGGGAGAATGTCTCCTCCGAGATACCCGCTACGCTACAGCTATCCTTACGCGTATTACCTTTACGTAAAGCGTCCATAATAGCGTCTACCGTCTCCTGGTTATACTTTGTAGGTCTACCTGGTCCAGGTTTCATAATGTGATTCTCCTTCTCTTATCCTACTAGATAACCAGTATGGATTACTCGACCTTACCTATTACGTCCAAATCGTTAAGCTCGGAGATAGCTCCCCCCAGGATGGAGGATACACATATAGCTCCTTCTAACCAGGAGAGGATACCGATCGCGTCCGTAGTAAAGAAAGCTTTCTCTATACCTGGGGTAACCGTAGGGACTACATCGAATACGTGAGGATTACCCAGGGATGTATCCTGGTTAGCTTCCTTGTTATGCCTGATACGGATAAACCTCTCCTCTAGCCGTGCATTTACGAAAGTAGTAAATACTATCGGATCGGATACCAGGTACTCGAAATCGTCGCGCTTTACCAGCTCCGATATGGTCCTCTTCCCTCGCGCGGAGAAATCCGCGAATAGCTGGAGCATACCGATACCATTAACATTCTTATTCATTCTCTTCTCTTCCATACTTAGATATTTAAGTCCCAAGGTTTAGTACTTACCTCTCTACGGAGCTTAGGTTTCGCTTCCGGATCGTCGGTTACTTCGTTCGTATAACGTCCTACCTGGTCTACTGTTTGGGTTACATGGTCGGATAGACCAGCGTGTCCGGATAGATTGTAAACGAGATACCAGAGAGCCTTTAGCAGGTCCTCGCGTCCGTTCTTCGCTTCGTGTCGGAGGACATACTTAATAACGTTACCCAAGATAAACGAGAGCTTATAGCTCTCGATTACCTCTATCGGCTGGATGGTTTGCTTCCTGTAATGCGCGTCTCTAGACATTAGAGTCCTCCGCTGGTAGCGTTACGATTTCCCAGTAAGTACCCTCGTTTTCGAAAATGAATACCATAGCCTTTAGAAAGTCCTTAAAGGTATGGAGTAGTACTCCCTTAGATGTATATACACAATAGACGCTATTTTTAATACGCTCTACGTCTGCATCGGTTAAAGCGATACAAGGGATTTCCTTAGACATAATCCAGGTCCTTGTAGTCCATGTCGAAAGCATGATCCACTAAACGTCCATAGATACCCTGGATAATCGCGTTCTCTGGATTAGCTCCTTTATGGTAATACTCCCAGGATTTGCTAACGTTATTCTCTTTCGGGTTATGTACCAGCATAAACATACAGGGTAATCCGCAGGACTCAAATTCCATAGAGACATAGTATTTATCCAGGATAGTACTTACTTTGATTTCTACAGATACCGCAGCCTGGTTGATGTTACATATCCATCCATATCTACATTGATAGCCACTAAGCTTATATCGCTTACCTTTACTAGCGCGCGAGGTATAAACCTCGTGAATAAAGTTTCCAGCGATTCCACCGATAGCTAGCTGTATTTGTTCGTTAAACGTACCCTTACAGTCCGTGTAACCTCTACCTAAAATATCCATCGTACTCTCCTTCAAATCGAAAGGAGGGAGGATTACTCCTCCCCCCAGGTTTAATACGTAGCTTCCGCGAACGGATCGGTAATGCCGTCCGTGTTAATCGGTTTAGAGATTTTCTTAGGAGCTGTAGCCGCTACCGGACGTACATCCTCGATATTGTTAACTTCCGCTCCCGCGTTAGTAACCGCTACAGAAACCGTAACCTTCCACGGTTTGGACTTAAGCTCCTCGATGGAGAGAGCGTTATATTCCACTTTAGAGAGACGCTTACCCAGCATGGAATCCAGGAGCTGGGTTAGCTTACTCTGGGGATTTCCGTACCATACGGACGTGAACCGGGAGAAGCGGAAAGGAGTACCTTCATCGTCTCCTACCTCTGTAGTCTCCCATACCCAGCGGAGACAAGGTTCCTTCTCTTCGCTCTGGTACTTTTTGCGCTCTGTTTGTTCTACGCTAACCAGCTTACACAGGTACGTGTCTGCTGGAGCTGCTGGTTTGGGTTCGGAGAAACCTCCGACCGATCCGAAGAAACCCATTATCTTTACTCTACCTTTCGGACTATCCAGTCCTTCTAACATCGTCCATATAGGACATCCTCTATATACCATCGGGATATTCGCTGGTGCAATAGTCCCAGATATTAATTTGTAATGGCATATCTGGGAGCTACGGATCGCATATAAAACAAAGTAATCCGGACGCTCCGGTACGGTACAGCGTTAGCGTCCGTACCGTCCGGGAGTCCGGAACGGAAGGAGGGATATATAAGGGAGGAAACCATGTAGTATCAGTATCTATACTTAAGGGATACCACTAATTTGATACCATCTAAATCCTCTCTAAAGTGTCCCTCCGAACCTTGTAGAAACTGTACTCCGGATGGAAATTACAGAAAGTTACAGCTCTGCATTTACGTCCATAGACGTGTAGGATATTCCCTTTAATATCCTGAACCGCGTACCCGTAGGTAGCGTATCTATTTCTACTCCACTCCCTTTCTTTTTCCTTAGCCTCCTCCGACCAGGTACTCCGTCTAGTTACTTCCGCCATATAGCTCTACCTCCTCCTCCTGGGGCATTGTGTAGCCGTATGGGTAGTACTTAACCGTACGTCCCTCCCGCATACACGTAAGGACGTGTCCGGTAACCATCTCCTGTATAGTCCCTAAGATTCGGTTACGGTTCCCCTTTACCTGTTTAGCTATCAGGTTCCCGGATAGACCAGGAGACTCCGCTACCGCTTCTAGGATCGCATCCATTAGGGATGGTCCAGTATCGCGTACCTCTAGAAGGACGCTATTTAACCTGGTAGCTCCATCCCCGCTATCGATGGTCCAGGATACGTTTATGTAGTCCTCCTCTCGTCCGTGTCTGTTCTTAGTAGTAACCATGGAATAGACTCCGTCCTTTTTAGAGATGGAGAATACCGTATCAGCCTGAGCTGCAATGTCTCCCGCTCCTCTCATTTGTTCGTGAGCTATCCCGGACTCCGATCCGCTCTTTCGGTTATGGTGAAGGTTTAGAATAGCCGCGCCTTTCTGCTTGATAGCTTTAAAGCTCCGGTAGAGGTGAGACATCGCGCTATTATCGTTCTCGTCCTTACCATGGACTCTAACGAAGGTATCGATAATAACCAGGTCAATCTTTTCGCGCTCTACTAGGTCTAGAATCTGCTGTAGATGGTCCTTATTATCTAGACGTACTCCCTGCTGGTCCGTATAGATTAGAGTACTAGGTACAGCTTCCAGCTGGTCCAGTCGATGGAACATCCCGGTAACGCCCATCTCCTCGTCTATGTAGAGGACGTTCGTTACAGGTACATCCAGAGAGTCTAACCATTTTCCTCCACTCCCGCAGCATCTAACCAGGTCGGCAGCTAACCAGGATTTACCTCCCCCAGCTGGAGCGGAGATAAAAGCTATCCCCCCGCGGAGGAGGACGTTAGGGACAATCCATTCCAGCTCTCCGATACTTGCAACTTTCTTCTGCATATCTTCCCAGCGGAGAAACTCCAGTCCTTTAGTTTCTTCCTTTAAGTCCTCTGGGGAAGCGTCCGGAATAGTCCCAGCTTCCCAGCGTAACCACGCGCGCCCCAGCTTATCGGAGAGGATCGCATCCTCTAAGGGAGGTTTACAATATTGGAGATTCCATCCTCTCGCGATATCCAGAGCGATATCGTAAGGGAAATCCTTAGCTCGGAAGAAACCGACCAGGACGGTAACCGCGTTATCCCTCCCGCTATACGCTCCTCCCCCTTCCGGATGGTCGGAGAATAGACCATCCCAGATACTCCCGGATGTTTCAGGGATACCAGGTACAGATACAGCTCCTGGTATGCGTGGAGGTATCCTCTCCTGGATTTCATCGAACCATTTATCTGACATCGTTACCTCCTACCAGGTAGTCCATAATAAGCGGCATATCTTCCGCCGCTATCTGGAGGAGATAATCGTATCGGATCGGATTATGTCTGTATAGCTGGATGTAGTCATAGCAGGAGCTAACCGCGTTATCTAGGTCGTAAACGTCCCTACCGCTAGGTAGACGCAGAGGAGGAGATAACGTCCCTAAGCGTCCCTCCAGAGCGAGGATATGTATATCGTCTAGACCAGGGATATCTATCTCCGGTTTCCATCCGCTAGCGGTTCGGAAGGAAAGGAGCGGAGGAGCTAACGCGCGGATAAGCTTTACGGGTTTCGGGTCCTCGCTTTTCCAATTTAAGGTCCCAGGTATCCTTAAAATCCGATCTAGGTTAGAGACGTTATCTAGACCTGGGAGGATGGACTCGCTAAAAGCGTAAACTTTACTCTCGTAGAGAGCGCGCTCCTTCTCGCTCTTTATGAGCTTAGGACGCTCCAGGAGCTTATACCCGTGGTAACCGTTTCCGGTAGCTACAATAACGTCCGTATGCTCTAAGAGAGAAACATCCGCTCCCTGTACCTTAAGGTCCATATCGACCCATACCGCGCCTATAGAGCATACTCCGGAGCGTCCGCTATTCTCCGTACTCGTCCTGGGGAGGACGGATACGTAAACATCAAATCCCTGTAGAGCGTAACCGCTAACCATTTTCCCGTAATGTCTACAGCTCCTGGGACTTAACCCATAAGGGAGAGGTATCCAGTCCCTCCGGATACCGCGTTTCTTGTGGATGGACCTAATCTCGATTACGCCCTCCGTATAGTGTCCGAATACGGACGAAAGGAAGCGTGAAGCTTCCTCCGGTTTCGTTTCCATTTTGTACTCCTCCCAGCTTATTAGCTAGGTAATCTATCCTCTGGTATCCCCAGATGTAATCCGATCGCGCGCGCTGCTTCTACCCAGGTATAGCAGGTAGCGAATTTATACCCGTACGGTTCTAAATCCTCCTTCCATTTTTTCTGGGATAGGGTTAGCTTGTTATTTCCTACCTTCATCTCTACCCATAGAGGAGAGGGAGCGGGAATAAAGATATCCCATACTCCAGGTTTAACTCCCATAGCGCGGAGTTTAGCCGCGGTCCGCTTATCCCGGTAACCGCCATTAGGCGTATGGTAGATAAGCTGTAGGAGCGGATACTCCTTCTCCATTAGGCGTACCCAGGTGAATAACGCTATCTGTTCCCTATCCTCTAAAAATTGCATCCATCCTCCTACGGAGCTAGGTCCTCGATGTCCACTCCGGACTCTCGAATCTTAGCTATAGCGGTCCCCCATATCTGGGAAATCCTCTGGTGCGATACTCCGCGTATCCTGGCATATTGATGCCGGTTAAGTGGTTCGCTACCATCCAGTCCTAAACAAGCGATTAATACCTCTCTCTCCGAATCATTAACCAGGGTTAGTACTCGCTGTATCTCCAGAGAGAGTCCGGATCGGATTACCTCCCGGATGTTCTCGTCCTCTACCTTTAGAGTGTCCCCTAGCTGCATCTCCGCGTTATTGATTATCGTCGATAGGCTAGCCGGTTGGGAAACCATAGCGTCTATCGTTTTATTAATCTTAAGGACGGTTAATCCGGTTAGTACAGCTAGCTCCTCTACGGTTGGCATAGCTCCATTTTCGGAGTAGTACTTATCCTGCGCGCGGCGGACCTGGAACATCGAATCGTGGACGTGAGACGGTAAACGGACTATGTAGGACGTATTCTCCACCGCGCGTCTCATATGCTGGTGGACCCAGGGAACCGCGTACGTAGAGAATTTAAACTTCCTAGCAGGTTCGAATTTACCTAGAGCGTGGAGTACTCCCGCGTATCCACAAGCGTGTAAATCGTCGAAGTCTACTCCGCGTCCTACATACTTATTAGCTATCCAGGTAACGAGTCCGCGATTACACTCTACAAATGTATCCGCGATAGCGTTAGTAAAAATACCAGCGTGATAGCTGGTACTTAATAGGATTTCTTCCTCCGCGCTTAATCCGCGGTACTTCTCCCGCCTAATACGGGAGATTAACCGCCGAATCTTATTGGACTCCATTAGCGCGGAGTATCTCCATTTTCTTACCGTCATACTCGAAAGCTGCCGGAAGGTTAGCGAGAAACGCTACAGCTAGAGATACCAGGATTAGGATAACCAGAGCATCCCTTAACTTAGATATCGTCCCTACGGTTTTAATAACGCGCTCTTTCTTAGCTCTCCTGGGTTTATGCATATCCAACCATTCGGAGGTTCTACATCCAGTACATACAGGATCGCTTCCGTACACTTCCGATCCACAATCGATACAGCGTTTCATTACTCTTCTCCTCTTTCCAACCGTGCGCGATAGACCATCCGGTATACATCCTCTGTACTTATACCTAGAGCTTTCGCTAACTTCCCAGCTGTAGATACGGTAGGAATCTTTTTCCCGTTTAAGTACTTACATACATTTGGTTGGGCGATACCGGACTCTTCCGAAATCCTCCGCTGGGTTATTCCTCTAATCATGCTCGATTATATACCAGACGTATATAATTTATGCTAGTATCTATCCACTGTATATCCGTATGATATATAGGCGGAGGAGAGTACATGGAAAAGATAACGCTGGTAGAGGTAGATATCCATCTAACCCATACCCAGGATTTCGGAGGAGCGAGTAAGGTAGCTACGATTAACTTCCTTATAGAAGAAATCGTCCCAGTAGATATCTACTCGAAGGTCTACTCTAAGGTAATGGAGATGTTCGGATGTAAAGCTTACATCCTGCTAAAGCGTGTACAGCGCGATAGGAAATGGTCGGACGTAAAGGACAAGGGACTTAAGATATGAAGCTGGACGAGAGCTTATTAGCGTTTAACGCGGAGCTAAAAGGTATCCGTAAGGACGGGAGGAATCCACATTTCAATAGTGTATACATTACTTTGGACGCTATCCTGGATACGGTACGTCCTCTACTTAGTAAGCATGGACTTTACATTACCCAGGATGCGGAGGACCTTAAGCTTACGGAGGACGGACGGATTACCGCGGTAAAGATTACTACCTCCCTCCATAACAAGGAAGGGGAGACGCGCTCTAGCGCGGTATGGATTCCCTTAAACCGCGTCGATCCGCACGGTATGGGAGGAGCGGTTACATACGGGAGACGTTACTCTCTCTCCATGCTTCTCGCGATAAGCGCGGACGAGGACGAGGACGGTAACGTACCAGGTACGAAACCATCCGGAGGAGTAAAGCTTCCTCCGGTCAAAACGTTAAAACCATTAGGAGGATAAGAGTATGGCATTAGTAGAGAAGGATGGAGAGCTATGGGACCAGGAAACCGGAGAATACGCTGGACGCGTAGATAACGGTACTCTCCCTATCGCGGTAGAAACGGAGGAGGACCTGGTAACCATCTCGCGCATTATCTCGGAAGCGGAAGCGCGCGTAGAAGCTCGGAGACTCCAGCTGGAGAATGTTATAGAGAATACTCGCGCTATGCTTAAGGTAGAGGAGCGTAAGCTCGATTACCTGATGTATCGGTATTCGGAAGGACTCCAGCGGTTAGCTTTTGATATGCTCCCCAAGAAAGCGGACGGTAGTCCGAAAGTATCTACCTATACAAATCCGTTCCTTAAGATTAGCTACCGTAAGGTTTCCGCTACAGTCAAGGTAGAGGATTCGGATACAGCTCTCCACTGGGTACGGAGAAATTGTCCCGCCGCGCTAAAGGTAGAAGAGAAGGTACTAGCTTCTCGGATTCCAGCGGATGTCCTACAGAGCATGATAGCCGATCCGGAGGGAGCTAAAGTAATCGGTTTTCACGTAGTACCGGAGCATAGATCGGTTACGATAAAATCCTCTGTAACGCGCTAGCCTGAACTTTCCCGCGTTATGCGCTCCTCCCTTCCGACATAAGGGGAGGAGCTTTTATTTTGTCTAGAAGTTTATACGTGCGGTTACGTGCGGTTACGTGCGATTTACGCTAGAAGTTTATACGGACGAAACCGCCATACTTACCTAGCTCCGACCAGTTTCTAAACTTCCGGTAGACTCCGTCTCCATCCCGCTCTACCAGGTCCGCGTCCTCCGGTTCGGGGGAGGTATTACCTTCTACCGTCCATACTCCCAGGGGGAGTACTTCGGTTACGATTCCACAGTGTGCGATACGTCCGAGAGCTTTAAAGTAGAAGAGAGCGATATCTCCCTCCCGTACCAAGGACGTATCCTCCCGCGCGGAAACCTGGGGAGTGTAGAGTCCTTCCTTTTTAGCCCAGCGCGCAAAGTCCGGACACCATGCCGATCTAGGGAAGGAGTCCGGGATATCTTCTCCCAGCTCCGCCGCTGCTGAAACGTAACGGTAGACCATAAACGCCGCGCACCAGGGGGAACCTTCGGGAGCTGGAGGATCGCAGATAAGCTGGTACTTACGGATGTACTTCCCGCGATTATTACCGGTTTCCTGGACTCCGATATTATCCTGCGCGCGCTCCGCTGCCATCATTGCAATAGCTCTATTACCCATACTATACTCCTTACGTTTCTAGTAAGTACTCTTCTCGGTAAGGGACGTTACCTTCTCCCAGGGTAGCGTCCTCTCTTTTTAACTGAATGTATCTCCATCGTCCGTAGAGGTTACTACCGTAATCCCGTTAACCGTATGACGGTAAACGATGTAGAGCGTATCCAGCCTCCAGTAGATATCGATGGAATCGTCCGCTACGCTCGAAGCTACTACCGTAGTAGCTGCTAGAAGGACGTTACCCTGGGCATCTCGTTTCGTTATCTGGATCGCGCCTCCGCTGGTCCTCCAGATAACGTACTCCACTCCGTACGGATTAACTGTAACCGCTGGACGTGTCCCTGTACCTAGTACTACCGCCATACTTACGCTCCCTCCCTGGGTATCGGTTTCGTATCTATCTACCGTCCCTGCTGTTTTCGAAACTACCAGGATTAACCGCTGCTCTGTAGACGCTTCGCTGTAGCGGATGTCTACTCCCGCCGCTCCGGTAATACCGGTATTAACGGTGTACCAGCTGGTCGGGGTAGCTTCCGGAGTAAACCATAAGTAAACCGTCCCAGACTCTACAATCCCCAGGGTAACGGTTTGGTCCCCAGCTACATCCGCGGATACGCTTCCGCTACCAGCTGTAGACGGGTCCTTAAATGTCCTCCTGGTCCGTTTACCTGTAAAGGTATTAGGAGTAATGTCCGATGCCAGGGAGCTATACGTTACCGTATGTCCTGCTGTAGGTAGTCCCTTCGGTAGACCAGTGGTGTACTCTCCTACAGAGTCCGTTACTCCGCTTCCTCTCGACGCTCCGGTAGAGGTTAGCGTATAGAATACGGACGCTCCTACGCGGTTAGTAGTATCTGATTTTAATACGTTACCGTGCGCCGATCCGCGTAGGATAGAAGCGGAGGGAAGCGTTATCCAGGTATCTGTACTCTTATAGACTCCGAAGGGGTCGAAATAATCCGGGATAAGGTTTCCGTTTATCTGGTCAAATATGGTTTGAGCGCGTACGGTAGTATCCGCTTCTCCCTGATTTTGGATTACATTAATCCAGTCCTTCTGATCGGTCCCGCCTCCGGTAGCTGCTTTCCACTGGATACCTCCTAACCAGGTAGCGTAACCAGTAACGCTATTAGCGTACGCGGTAATACCCGATCCTATGGAGGTCCCTATACTCGCGCTCCATCCAGTATGGGTTAATACCCTGGATACGAAATCCGAAATTGTTAGAGGGACCCAGGTATTACTACCTCCGGAAGTGGAGTAATAGATATCGTACTCTTCCTCGTTTCGTCCTTCTACGCTTACCTGCCAGAAACGCCGCCCATAATAGCTAACGGTTACTCCCGCGATAGACGCTGGAGTTACTACCTGGTCGAAGTTACTTAGACCATAGTTAAAGGTAGGGATAAAGTTAGACCTACAGCTCTGGGCATTAGCTCGAAGGTAGACGCGGTTAAGCTGGATATTTGTATTACTTACGAAGAGGATAGCCGCGCGAGTAATCCCGTAGTAATCGGAGTTAACGCGCTCCAGTCCGGGGAAGCTTGTAGGGTAGATCGGATTTAACCTGGGGTACGGATTATCCTGGGTATCTATCGTACTCGTCCGGTTACCTGGGGAGATTAGGTCGATACGCTTAAACTCGTAGGACGCGCTAGCTGTAGTAAAGTCCCAGGTTTTAACGTCCGCTCCTGGACTGGATGTAACCTGTACTTGTCCGCTCTGGGATGTACCGGTTAACGATTTAACCTCTACATCTAGGAAGCGGTAGGACGCGAAATCCTCTGTAGGAGAGTATGACCTGGTATTACTGGTCCCTCCCGCTAGTACCTGGTACTCGTTAGCGAGAGACATAGAACATCCCTGGAAATTCCATCCACGGAAAGCTAACCGCGTAGCTTTATTATCATCTCCCACCGCGGTTAGAGAGGACGCGATTATCTCGCTTTTAATGGTCGCTGGTATGGAGTATCCGGACGCGCTCTGGGGAGTAGTAGTACCTAATACGGTAATCGTAGACGCTAGGGAGTAATCGTGGAATACATCGTTCTCCTCGTAGCTTCCAGTCCGGACTATCGTACGATTACTGTTATCCAGTCCGGTTAGCTTTATCGTTAGTGGATCGGGATAAGTATCATTAAACGCGTTTATCTTCCCCAGCATTTTAATGTTTCTCTTTAGAGCTACATAGCTAGAGAGCGTACAGGAGGTAAACGCTGGGTCGCCGAAAGCATCATCCGTACCGACATTCTTTAGCTCTATGCTGTTAGTCTGTAGGACAAATAAATCCGCGCTCGCAAATTGTACATAGCTGTAGTTAGGTACGGCTATGCTGTTCGTGGTCGCTGCGGAGATAAGCAAATCCAGGACTCCGGATAGACTACCGCTACACTGGTTAGAAGCTGTAACGTTAAAACGATACTGGGTACTCTGCGGAGTAGATACAGCTCCGGTAGCTGTAGTCGCTGTACCGTTAACGGTCCCTGTACATACCGCGGTACTCCCCGCTGTACTCCGTTCGTACTGGTTATAAACCGTATAGGGAGGATGCGTATAAGTACTAGGGTCGGGTTGTGATTCCGTAATATCGTAGAAAATACTACTACCTACGGAGAAGCTAAAGGTCCCAGAGATAGCTCCGGTTTTATCTACATAGTGGAGAGATGGAATCTCCGATCCGCTATCGATTACTACGTCCTGGGTAGTTGATACACCATGTCCGTTATTAACCGTAACGCGAACCTTAATAGCCCAGGTCCAGTTAACGGTAATAGGTACGGTCGCGCTCCCAGTAAGGACGTAGATTACCTGGAACCGCGCGCTACATCCGTAATGTCCTCCCAGGGTGAAGTCCGCGGAGCTTCCATATTCGTAGAAACCAGGGGGGATAGCGTAGGACGGGTCGATTAATCGTTTCTTTACGGTGAACGCGAAAGAGGCTCCCTGGGTACTGGTCCGTGTAACGTCTAGATAGGTAGGCATTATGTAGGTATCGTAACCGCTTCCGCGCGGTATGTACAGGACCGGAGCTGGATACCGCTTCCATCCGTATACTCCCTCTCAAAATTGATACTAGGGATAGCGATAATCCTATACCATCCATAAACTCCCGTACCGGTTGGACCCATAATCCTCACGATATCGTTTAACCAGATAGGGTACTGGTCCTCTAGGTTTCCCTTATTCCACATTAGTAAACCACTATCAAATTCGACCAGGTTACGGGTAACGGTTAACCGCTCCTGTAAAACCGTTACCGCGTAATCTACTTTACTCTGGGAGGTAATGGTCGGATCGGCGAGGATATAGCTTACTGGTCTACCTCTCCAATTTGAAGGACGAGATACAGGAGCTAGGGTCGCATCCTGGGAAGGTCCATCCTGGTAGTAACCATAAATTATTTGTCCCCTCCGCGGATCGCGTCCTACTACTACTACGCTATTAGCTTCCGGACTCTCGCGCGTTTCCGATAGTCCCTGTAGTAATACGGTACTCGCGAAAGGCATAGTAAGGTTACCCTTAGCAGGGTCCATAGCTTGTTCTAGGGTTTGCCAGATAGTAACGTCCCAGGTACTAGGAGTTTTATTCGGTACTTCCCAAGCATACTGGTATCCCCCCAGGACGCTAGAGAGAGGTATCCATCCCTTTACCCAGGTAGCTGCATACGTACTATGTAGACGCTCTAGCGCGCCTCCTACCGTCTCTCCGCGCTCTATGCTAAATGCCCATTCTCCCTTAGACGCTCCAGGCGATAGAGGGAGCGTAAACTCCGTAGGGGAACCATCATAGCTAATAAAGATACTAGTATTATCGTACGCGCTCCCGCTATCTAAGTAACCGGAGATACGGAGGAGACTCCGTACCGCGTCCGATAGGCGGAAACCGTCTAGAGCTGGGGTAGCTTGTATCATCGTTAGGTCAAGGTCCGTACCTCTATCCGATCCAACGAAATCCAGGGTACTCCAGAGGTCCGTATAGTCAGACTCCATACGGGTTATCTTAGGAGCGGAGAGCGTACCCGCCATCATCGTTACGTATACAGCAGGAGAAGTAACGGTTACTACCTGATGTTTAGCCGATCCTGTAACGGTAGGTAATACACCGGTAAGCGTAAAGGATGTAGTACCAGTAACCGTAGCTACCGTATAGGTTTCGGTAGAGAGGATGTTACCTACAGTAGTACTAAACCGGACGGTATTACCTACCGTATACGTATTCCCTCCAGCAGGTATCTGGACGTTTCCGGAGGTAATCGTAACGGTAGAGGATAAAGCTCCGGGAGCTGTAATAACCGCGTCCTTAGTCTTAACCTGTATCCGGAATGATCGGTCGCTCTGGTATTCAGCCTGGTACATTCCAGCATTTGCCAGGAGTCCGGAATACGCGGAGATAGTAGCGGTCGCTCTACCATCCTCCCCAGCGGAGATACTTAGCGCGCCGATCGCGTTAGTAATATCTACCGTTCCGTTATATGTCTGGTTAGGATTAGGGTCCCAGAAAGCGTCTACCGCGTAAACGGTAGGACTTTGTGTACCGGTGAAATTCTGTAGATAGCATTTCACGCGGACGGTTTTCTTGATTCCGTCCCAGGAGGAGGTAGTCCCGTTATCTAGTACCGTCCACGTAGTCCAGTCCCCTGATGCTTCGTGGACGATAGAGGTAACCAGCTGGGTAGTGTCTCCGGTAGGTCCCGCTGTATCGTTAAACGGAAGGAAGGTAAAGAGAGGATAAACCGGAGGACCAGCTACCGTAGTAGGAGGAGCGTAGCGGAGGACCTGCTGGGACGCTATAAAGCTCCCCTGGGTACTAAACCTACAGTAAGCTACCTGGATAGCTAGCTTCCCGGTAGGTACAGCAAATGCGAATTTACCCGCTGGAGTAATCGCGTTAGTGGTTAAGCTCTCGTCCAAATCCGTAAAGATATGGGAGAAGGATAGTCCGTAATTTGTATGGACTAAAAGCTCTCTCCTACGGAAAGGGATTATTACTATCTCGTTAAATTGTTGGTTAGTGGAGAAGCTAGCGGTATAGGTAGAACCTGGTGCAAAGTTACTACCGCTACGATCGTAGCTACCTACTAGGAGTCCAGCTTTATAAATCTCCGCTTTACCGTTCGCGTAGAATACTAGCTTTATTTCTCCGCTAGTACTACCAGCGTTATAGTTATAGTAGAGACGCAGGACGGGTACATCCGCGCCTATCTTTAGCTCCGGTTTATACCATCCAATGCACATAGGTTGATTAGCAGGGAGCGCGGAGGTTACCTGTACTATTTCGTTAGTAGACTGTTTAGCGCGTAACCAGTAATCCCCCGAAGCGCGTATCTGGAGACGTTCCCATTTAGCCGGGGTCGGAATCGTATACGCCGCGGACGGGTCCAGTCGCGCGTTATTACCAGTGTATGTATTCCCCCAGGATTCGGTTAGGGGGATAGGTTTAAGCATAGCCGTAAGAGTACAGGGGTCTACCCATATCCCGTCCGTACGGAAACCCTGGGAGAGCATGGTCCCGTCGAAACCTACAGCTAACCGTCCCTTCTCCGGACGCGGTTCTACCGTATCTACCTGGACCCTTACTTCGTACATTAATACCTACCTAAAGGAGTATTGAGGTATTGACGCTGGGACTGTTGGACCAGCTGGAGGATACCTCTGTTAATCATAGTACTACCTGGTATCTGGGTTGATCCGCGGAACCTATCGCGCGACATCCCCAGCTCTACCGCTGTTACTCCTAGCTGCCCCAGCTGCCGTCCTCCGAATAGCTGCCGGTTAAACTCCAACGCGTTAGCGGTTTTACCTGTATTAGCGGAGATTTGCTTTAGATGGTTTTTGCTTTCCTTCGTATCCTTATCGGTTTCGTTATCTCGAATCTTCCGCTCTCGATCCGGTAGCTCTACTTTCTTATCTCGCGGAAATGCCATAGCGTCATATTCACGATATCCCGCCATACCTTTACGGATGTATTCGTCCTGGGGAGTAATCTTTTCATACTCCATTTTGGGGAAACCCTTACCGGTTAAGATATCCTTGATGTTTATTTCGGTATTCATAAACTTTTGGATATTGTTAAAGTACTTCTGTAAGGTTTCGAATAACCAGGACCACGCTAACGTCTGCTCGTAAACGAAATCTCTCCAGCTATGGATTAGGAATAGCATCGTATTCTGAAAGTTAATTTTAATGGGTCCAGAGAAAGCTCCCATCTGTTCCATTACGTGAGCTAGCTCCTTGTTTACATTCTGGAGCTGGTTAAAGAAAGATTCGCTATCGGATGTAAGCGTAGCGAAACCGTTTAGAATGCCCTCTCCGAGAGGTTCCATAGCTACTTGGAAACTATCCCCCAGGTTATCTATAGCGGTTTGAAAAGATATCGCCGCTCTAGGCATTTCCCGAAGCTGGGCATTTAGACGCATAAAGATAGTCTCGATATCTAGACCTTTCTTATTAAACTTCTCCATATCCAGCGTCCCGAAAGCGTCCTTAAATGCTGCCCGAAATTGTGGAGCATACGCGGCGATTTCGTTCATATCGTCCGCGGTTACTTTACCTAGCCCCGCCATTTTCGCTAGCTGGTCTACCGCCGCTGCAAATTCCGCTTTACCGCGTCCCGCATTAGCGATAGCGTTACCCAGCTCTACGATAGAGTCCTTAGCTACCTTAGCGGAGATACCCGCTCCCTGTAGCTTTACGCTTCCGGAGACTACCTCCTGGAATCCTAGACCAGGGAGTTTAGCAGCTTCCTGTAAATCGCGGAGACTCTGCTCGTATTCCTTCGTACTATGGGAGACGCTCTGGAGCGCGCGTTTCGCGGAGTCCAGGGGGATAGCTGCATCTACAGCAGCTTTACCGTAGGCAAATACTCCAGCAGCTAGAGCGGCAAATCCAGCAGCGGCAGCTCCTACAGCGGATGCCATACCTCCGAGAGCTACACCCTGGGATGAAACCTGGGCTATCCCCTGGTCGATTTTCATCAGGGAGGAGACTACTCCGTCCGCTCCTTCGGCAGATATCTTAACTACCAGGTCCGCGAGAGTCATTAGAAGAAACCTTTAGATGCTTTCTCCGCTTCGAGCTTCTCTATCTCGCGCGCTATCCACGCTACCTCTGCTAGAGAAGAAACGGATAAATCCAGCTCTACTGGATGTCGATGTAGATACTTAACGGAGTAGTAGAGGATATCCTTCGCTACTCCGCTTAGACGTTTCCCGACTCTTTAATCTCCGTATTAAAGTCTACGAGGAAAGCTTCCTGGAACCTGGAGAAAATCCGGAGGTATGCGCGCTTATTACGGAGAGCTAGTCTACAGATATCCTTAACCGGGTCCATGGTTTGCGCGTCCTTATCGGACCGGACGTAACATCTACCGATGATATAGCAGCTCTGGAGCTGGTCTAGAATCATCTCCGGGAAGGAGATACGGAGACGCTCAATAGCCGATCCGTTAGGATACATATCCGGGATTTTAGGTTCTCGGAAAGTAACGATAATCTTCTCTCCACCAGGGAAGAAATCCGAAAGGTCTACTTCCAGGTTCGGCTTAATCTCGTCCTGGGGGAGAGAGGATAACGCGGTTAACGACATAGATTATTCTAGTCCTGCGTAGTAAGCTACGCCTAATTTAATGGTCGCGGATTCCTTAACGATATCGTCCGCTACTACAGGTTGTGAAGCGGTTTGGATTACTCCCGTAAATGTTTGGGTAACCGGAGTACCTTCCGCGAGTACCAGCTCCAGCTTTACGAAGTATCCTTCCTTCATAAAGAATATCGGGTTTACGTTACCTGTATCACCATCGTAATTAATTTCGATTTCAACGCTTCCGGTAGTGGAAACCGTAAGGGATTTATCGGTAGCGTCCGCGAGTGTCTGGACATTTTTAAAGTTAGCCGACCTGGTAGGACGGAAGGAAGTACAGAGCGCGCTACGGTCGGTAGTAGTAATAGCCGCTGGGGTCCCTGCAGACTGGAGCGCGCCGATACCGATCTTAACCGTACAGTTGTTATAGAGAAGAAACTTCATACTTAAACTCCTAAGATATAACCTGGGCTGTAATCTTATAGAGGAGTGTAGCGCAAAATACCACCCGTCCTCCGCCCTGGTCCTCGTAAACCATGTCCGTACTCTCCCGCTTGTAGAGGATGCACGGATTCGTAGAGGTTACGTACCTTCCATCTAGTAACGCCGCTACGCGGTCCGCTATGCTCTGTACCTGGACCATGGATAAAGCTCCACTAGACATACCGTAGATATTAATCCGGTAGTAAGGAGTACTTATTACTCTGGTTTTACCTATCGTGATTTGGTCCGCTCCGAAGCTTCCTTCTCGCGTAAATACAATCAGGGGGAAGCGCGGAGGTTTCCTAGATACCGGATCGGTTTCCGGGGAGATATGCGCGTACACTCCCTGCTGGTAACCGTTAGGTAGATTATCTACCGCGAGTAGATCGGATAGCGTAGCGTCCGCGGTAAGTACCGTATAGATATCCGGTTCGATTACTCCAGGGTCAAATAACATATTTTCTTTCCTTA